AGCCGTTGCCGTTCCGTAGTCGGTGTTGTAGCACACCGCTTCGCCCTGCTTGAGAGCGTCGGTGCCTTCGTACCAGACTTCCTCGATGTAGAGGTTGCCCATCTTCTGAGGACCGTTAACACTGTGATCCATTATCTTTCCCTTTCAGGTTGTGGGCCGCCCGGAGGCGACCCCGGTGACTACTTGCTGATGACGGTCTGGCGGCGCAGGTCCGTGCAGATCATGTTCAGCGACGCATCCAGGTCCACCCGGCGAACCAGGTGCTTGCCCGGAACCATGTACGGCTTGGACAGGTTGTTCTCCCATCCCGCCAGTACGCCGATGGAGAGCCACTTCCAATCCAGCATGTAGACCGGATCGGTGCTGTCATCGTCGAGTTTCGGCGCGTACGTGACCGGCGTGGATTTGAAGAGCGTGCGCCCATCCTTGCTGGCCAGGTCGTTGCCCAGGTTCATGTTCTGCGCTTCGAGCGCTTCCTCCAGGAGCCCGATAACGGTATCGTTGGTGTAGATACCATTCTTCATCGCGCCCAGGTTCGGCGTCGCATGCGACACGGGGGAACGGAACCGGGTCCGGCGATGCGCACGGCGCATCTTGCGTACCAGGTCTTCCTTCGTGATCTGCGCGTACTGCGCGGTCCAGTTGGCCCAACGCGGGTACTCGGCTGTGTCGATACCGGCACGGCCGTCACTGAATCCGGAGGGGTTGCCCCCGTTGAACCCCTCAGTCGCGTTCTTGACGACCCAATAGGCCAGTCCGAACGGATCTTTGGTGTTCCCGGAGTCGGTCGGCTTGCTCCAGAGCAACTCTTCGAGAAGCTCGTAGAACGAGACCATCATCCCGACGTACTTGGTACGCACGAGATCCACGATCGCGGTCCCACCACGCTGGAAAGCGGGGAGGCGCTGATCGTAGATGTAGTGGGCATTGACGTGACGCACGCCAACTTTGCCGTCCTTCATCGTGTCGTTCTCGGAGCTGCCGTCGGTCTCGTACAGCCCGACCGTACGGGCGGAATGGTTGTGGTCCATCTGGACCTCGAACTCCCACTCCATTCCGCCGTCGAACTGCTTGGAGCGTTCCTTCCACATTTCGCGGACGGCGACGTGATCGGTGAGATCGGTCTGCATGTCCACGAATGCGCCGCGCTTGATGAGCTTGTTCTGCGTCAACAGCACAGCATCGTCAATTTGGTCGTATTGCAGTCCCATGACTACATTCCTTTCTGTGAGTGTTACTTCTTGCCGAAGAACTTACTGTCGATCTCGGCCGCCGTATCCTCGTAGGCGTCGGTCGTCGGTTTCGGGTTCGTTCCGCCAGGCCGCGAGACAAACTTGCCCTCGCGGTCTCGGAGTTGCTCAGTCTTGGCGTCGGTCGCGGCTTTCGCCTTCACGTCGCCAAGCGTGATCGCAACAGCCTGGTCGAAGATGGCGTCCTGCTCGATTTTCTTGCCGCTGGCCTTGTAGCCGGCTTCCAGTACATCGAACTGCTCCTTGAGAGCCGTACGCTTCTCCGGGGCTTTCTCCAAGGCGGTATCAAACGCCTTCCCGAGTCCCGATACCTTCGAGTCGAACCACGATTTCTCGGAGCCCTTCCCGGCAGCTTGGAGACCGTTTATGGTTTCCTGCTGCTGGCGAACGATTCCCTTCATGGCGTTCATGGCGTCGGCGATGTCGTTGTCATATTCACCGCCATCCCGTTCAGCCACGAACTCCGGGAAGCTCGCCAACGGATCGTTGTCGTTCTCGCCGGGCTTGTCGCCGGCCTGGCCGTCGCCGGCCTGGTCGCCTTCACTCCCGGACTCCCTGGACAGCTCTTCCAGCCTGTCGCAAACGTGCCCGAGCATGGAAGCGTCGGGGTAACGTTTCGCCTCTTCAAGAGAGAGGCCGGCCTTCACCGCCCGTTCAAGCAACTCATCCGTGACAGCATCGCCGGGCTCTTTGTCTCCGTTCGGCTTGCCTCCGGTCTCGTCGCCTTGCTGCTTACCGTCACCAGAAGCATCGCCTCCGGCTTCCTCGCCTGAACGGGTTTCTCCAGGCGGCAACTCGTCGTCTTGCTGCTTACCGTCACCAGAAGCATCGCCTCCGGCTTCCTCGCCTGGACGGGTTTCTCCAGGCGGCAAAGTGTCATCGTCACCAGGCTTGTCGCCGGCCTCGGCGGCTTCGCGTTCCTGGCGATTCTTCTCGACCTCGACCATCGCGGTCTCTACGCCGGCGTCGATCTCTTTGGACAGCTCATCCGATACGGTCGGGTTGCCTGTCGCGCCCTGCGTCTCTTCGGTCGTCGTCTTGTTGTCGTTCTCGTCTGCCATGGTTCGTTTCTCCTGTATGGTGTTTAGAAAAATGATGCCTTATCCACCAGCCCTCGACATTTCAGTGCCTTCCGTCGTTGGTTTGGGTTGGAATACACAGGATTACCATCGTTCGTTACAGGGATATTCAGGCCGTGGTCCTTGAAGTGTTTTTTCAATTCTCCAGCCTGCTCTGCATTCACCCCGGACGCGACGCACTCGATCGGCCAGCCTGTCGCCGGAGGGACTCCGACCGCCTCGGCCTGGTAGTCGCGTCGAGCGACCTTGCCATTGATCTTGACGTTTACCGGTTGGCGTCCGATCGGGTACGTCAGTTGCCGGCGCTCTCCGTCTTCGTTGATGTAGCAGTACGTGGGCATTAACTCACCATCCTTCCAAGCGAAGCGCCTTCGGCCGGCTGGACCTTGCTGCCCATAAGAAGCCTGCTCATTGTGTCGTCTTTGCCGTGGCGAGTGGCACCCGGACGATTGACGCGCTCGTAGGTCCGTGTGGTATTCGCCGGCATGGTCGTCGGTTGAGAGTTGCCCTGCTCGGGTTGCGCCGCGATCGGCTCGCCGAAGCGAACGACGTCGTTCAGCTCCGGTACGTTGCCCAGGCGTGCAATCAGCGCCATAAGCTCCCGGAAGTCGAGCTGCCCGCCTTGCTGCTGCATCTGCGGCAGGACCGGGAACACGTAACGCTCCAGGGCAGCACCGATCTTTTGGAGCTTCATGGTCGGCGTGTCGCCCTGCATGGAGTAGGCGTCGATGTCGAAATTGTAATCCAGCCAATCGCCCTCTCGGGTCTCCTGTGACCAGGTTGAACGGATCGTCACATCCGTACCCTTGACGGGCTTCTCGATGATTCGCTCGCGTACCGGGTCGGTCCATTCGTACCAGGCAAGCGCCTTGAAGATGTCGCGAGAGAAGTCCGTCGTGCGACCGCGCATGAAGTCCATGCGAGAGCCCGCCCCCTGGCGCATCATCTCATCCTGGCCGATGGTCTCACTCATTGGAGCGAGCCCGCCAAGCGCGTCCAGGTTGCCGGCGAAGTAGCTTGCCAGGTCGCGGACCTGGAGGAAAAACGCCAGTGTCGGAGCGTCAATACCGCCGACAGTGATGTTCTCCGGCTTTTGGCCGTGGTAGGAGATGCCTTCTCCGTCGGCCGCTCGCTTGAGCGCCTCTACATCGGCGTCGCTGCCGCCCTGGAAAGCGGCGACGGTCTTCTTTGCGTCAGCCTGGCGACCGAGCTTACGAAAGAGGTTATTGCCTAGCTCGTGCAGGTCTCGCCAGAGCGATACCGGAGGAAGTGGAAGCAGGTTGCCGGGCACGTCGGAGAACCCGAGCATCTTGTAGGGTCCGCACTCGGGTCCGTCCCAATCTACGATGCGAAGGAGCTTGAGAGATTTGACCCCATAGGTCACGAGCTTGTGGTTTCGGGGGAGCCATACATCGCGGCACCACACCTTGTCACGGTACAACTCAGCCCCTTCATCAGTTGAGATGCCTTCGGCCCGTTCCTCGCCATTGTCACCTGTGACGGTATGCTCGTCGGGTTCGATGTCGGAAGCCTTGCCGTCGTAGAGCGCTCGGGCGTCGTCAACCGGAATCCAGTAGTCGTCTCCCTCGAACTGGATGCCGCCCCGAGTCTTCGCGGCCATATCGCAAAAGTAGTTGTCGATCGACACGAGATCGGCGAACGGTTGCCCTCGATCGTGGCCCAGGATCGAGACGCCGGACGCGGCCATGCCGACCTTGATGACGCCGAACGCAAAGAGCGCCTCGACGACGGCCCGACGGAGTGTGTCTCCCAGGCCGATCTCATCGGGGATCTGATTGATGGCGATTTCGGTGGAGTAGGCGAACGGCTTGAGAGCGGGGACGTTGGCCGTCACGAGCGCACGCGGAGCCTGCGCGGCAAGCTGCTGCATGTAGATCGTGACGGCCAGCTCCAGGAAGTTGGTGGGGACGACCTTATCCGTGCCGCCGTCGGCGTAATGGTTGCCGACGTACTGGCGGATCGCCTCCACCCGCTTCTTGCGGGGCGTCTCGAACTGTCGGATCGACCAGTCAACGGCCGTCCGCAAGTCCTTGAAGTTGACACCCAGGTTGCTCATTTCTACTCCGCGGCCGGACGGACCGCCGGGACAATGATGCCGCGTCTACGGCGCTTCACCTTGTCCTTGCGCTTCCGCTTCGAAACCTTCCTGTTTAAAACAAACTGCATGACTCTAGTCCGTGGTGTAAGTGCCCGTGGCGCTCTCGTCGGTGTCGCAGATTCCCTTGACAGCGAGCGGCGCTCGATGGTCATCGACCATGATGACGGGGAAGGTTGACGACAAGACGAGTCCTTCGCCTACAACGGGCGTGCCGTCGCCGAACTCCAAATAAACGGCATCGCCGTCAGTGTGTTGAATGATGACTTCTCCGCGATACTCATCGGCCGGAACCAGCTCGCTTGCAACCGCCGTTGCTGAAATTGAACCCTTTGCCATGACTACAGACCTCCTCTTGTTTCCACGCCGGAAGCACCCGGCTCGCTCGCGTCGCGAACGGCCTCGGGATCCACGGCGACCTCGCCGCCGCCTTCCGTCTCGATAAGGGTTTCGTCGGTCTGCTTGTCAGACTCGACCTGTGCCGGCGCGGAGATCGAACCGCCCCGGTTGTAAAGGCTCATGTTCACCCCAAGCGCCGGCTTGAAGTTCATCGGGCTGTTCATGCACCCGGAGAAGAGTGCGGCCAGGGTGATCAGCGCTGTTACGATGATGATTTTAAGCATGACTACTCATCCTCTTCTGCTCGGGGATGGTCTCGGTGATGGTCTCGTTGTTCTCGCTGTCGTAATAGTGGTTACGATTCTCATTACCAGTTACTCCCTAGCGTGTCGTGCAGTGCGACCATCTCGGCCGCCTGCTTCTGTTGCTGCCTCCATGCGAGCGACCCGACCGGAAGCTCCGGTTCGGCAGGCCCGCGTTCCTCCTGGCGCTCGACCATTCCCCGGCAGGCCAGAGCGTCGGCGACGGCTTCGTCACCGTGCGCTGTCCGCGCGCCGGCAGGGTCTTGCGAGTTGGCAGCAGCCGCATGCTCGATGCTTCCGTCGGGCTTCCTGATGAACTGGAGGCATTCGTTCATCCCAGGTTCAGAGCGGTTGATGTAGTGATGGTTTCCAAGGGCGTCGCGGTAGTCCTCGAAGAGCGTCGTGCGTGCCGTACCCACGAGGTACTCGCCGGGCTTGTCGGTGATCTTCCGAGAGACCTTCTGTTCGTCCCGGCGGTAGTAGATGTGCCCGTAACCACTCTTCACGACTGTCTTCGTGAACACTTCGCCCGTTGGCCCGCTGGCGTCCCAAATCATAAAGGCATTGTTGAACCACTTGCCAAGGGCAACAGACTGTGAGGCGAAAGGGGTGGGGAGAGCGTGAGGGTCTTTCCAGACCCCCACCTTCTCCCCGGTTTCCTTGTCCACCACACAGGACACGGAATTGCTGGCACCTGTGCCGGCGGACACGTCGGAGCCCAGGACAAACTTGCGGTCCCGAGCGGGCCGGCCTCGGCCGTCGAGGGGGAGCCAGAGCGCGAGTCGTCCGTCCTTGTGTTCATGGAACCGCTTAGGCTCAAGTGTGACAGGATCGAACTCAAGGTCCCCGATCAACAGCGCCGGCCGGCAATACTTTTTCTTGAGCGCTTCAATAGCCTCGGCGTCGAAGAACTGGTAATCGCTACCCAGGAAGTCGATGTCCAGCTCTTGCGCTATGTCCGCGGAGCTGACACACCGGCTGCATTGAAAATCGTACCACGGGCTGCGAACCTTGCCGTCTTTCTTGAACGGGTAGTCATCCGGGTACATGACCTGGCGGCTCTGCGCATCGCCCTTCTCGACGACTTCGACCATGCCGCGGAAGTTGTCCTTTAACTCGACTTCCCCGGCCTCGGGATCGGCGACGTACATACCTACGGACTTGAGGGGATGCCGGCTCCAGTGCATTCGGATGATCCGGGCTCCGGTCTTCGTGACAAACTCGTAGAAGGCGTTTTGCCCTCGGGGCGTCGAGTTGGCGATACGACAATTCGTCACGTCTCGCGTACCGCGGAGAACGGCATAGCCATCGTCGGCCGGGAACGCGCCGAATTCGTCTATGAACATGCAGGTTCGCCGGTCGCCGACACCCACGTTGCCTGTCGTGCTCTCACCGTCGATGACGGAGCCGTTGTC